ATAGTATTAGACATGATATGGGATGGTACTGTTACTAGTTCATGGGGATCAACATTTAATGTAAATCCTGCCACACCGGTTGCAGGTTCGCCTTATCAACCACTCAATACCCTTGGAAGCGCTGGAGTTTGGACACAAGCTGGTTGGCGTATTATTTCAGAAACAGAGGGGTTATTCAAAGACCCTACCGCAAGGTATGGTAGAAATGTATGGACTCCGTTTCCATAATTAATAAAATATTAATATTAAATTTAATAAAATGACAAAGAAAGAAATAAAAGATTTAAATGGTTTTATAAGTAGATATAGGGAAATTCAACTTTCATTAGATCTAATGCAAAAGAGCATTCAAAGTTTAGCAAAAAAACGAGACGACCTCTTCCTAGAAGTAGATGCCATGAAAGTTAAAGAAACTAAGTTTATTAAAAAAATTGCAAAAAAATATGGAGCTGCAGAGGTAACACCTAATAAGCTACTTAAGTATATAGAATAATGATATTAATTATTAAAAATATTCTTGGTATTCTGACAGACCCAAAGAACACGAGAATGTTTTTACTGGGTGGTATTGTAGTGTTGTTATTTTTATTAGTTAGACAATGCAATGAAACCGAATATGCAAAGGGAGAAGTAACTAGGTTTCAGAATAATTTAGTTGCAGCTAATGATACTATACAAAATTATGTAAATGAGAAAGGTGAAGCTGTTGGCGAAATCAAGGGATTAAGTTTATCTTTAGAGGAGTTAAGAGATAGTCTAGATTATGAACAAGGAAGGCCGCCTATTACTATTGTTAAATATAAAACTATAATAGAAGAAAAGATTATTGAAGTACCAGTTAAAACTAAAGATACTTTAATAAAGCAAGGCAAAGAAAGTTTTAATTCCATGCTAAGCTTTACTTCATTAAATAATTGGCAAAAAAGCTCAAGATCTATAGATGTAGATTTACCTTATAGTTTTACAGATAGTTTAACTTTTGGATCTGCAACAATTGGACTTAAGCAAAATATATGGTTAGATGCTACGCTGTCACAAGACATGCAGTCAAAAGAAATTTTTATTAAATTAACTTCTGATTACCCAGGAACTACATTTAATAATACACAAGGAATAATGATTGATCAAAAAAGCTCTGAATTTAAAAGCCTTCAGTTGCAAAATAGAAAGCCATTTGGTTTAGGAGTTAATATAGGAATGGGAATAACTGGTGATGGTACATTTGGCCCGTATATAGGACTGGGTATTTCCTGGAATCCAAAGCTTTTACAATGGTAAATAAATAGAATAGAATGGAATCATCAAGGTTTATACAAATATCGGAAAACATACTTATAGAATATATCTATACTAGTCAGACTGCGCCAACAACTTTTAACACTGGAACTTATCCAATAGAGTTAATGAGAGACAGTCAAACAAAAGGTACTTATTTATTTAATACGAATGTAGACGATTCACCAGCAGTACCACAGTTGTGGACTGAACAAGGAAATTATCGAGATAGATCAGCAGTCAGTAATAATATTAATAAGACACAGTATGTTTCTTTAAATACTAGCATAGGAGTTCCTTACAATGATTCAGTAAATTTTTTAACTGATACAGTAAACCTTCAGCAAACATTTAATCCTGAGCTTGATGTTGTATATGATACCGTAAGAGTTCATTTTGTAGCAGGATTTAATTTTGCAGGATATGATGGTTTAGTTGCTGAAGTGTTAGCACCTAGGAGAGATGGTGTAATGCTTAACTTTGCATCAGTAAATTTTAATAAGTTAGATACACCAACATTTAATGCAGACCCTTTACTATTAGCTGATAAATTATATGCAACCTATATTGAATGGAAAATACCATCTTTATTTTATGCTAATAATTTATTTGATGTGGCTGACCCAAATGGTTTAGCATATAAGATAACAGAAGGGCAAGGTTTTTTACCGTCACCACCAATCACTTTAAGAATTAGTGGAATTTATGAAACTATTATACAAAATGCATATTCTTTTTATCAGATGCAGGAAATTAATTCCGTATCAATATTAAGTAGAGATATCTATGATAATTTATATGCACAGGTAATTCAATCAACAGCTGGAGATTACTTTGAATTATCAGGAGAAGTTACAGGTTCTACTTTTGCTGATTTTATTGCAAGATTAAATGCCACAGGTGGGCAGTATGTAGTATTTCATGAAATAAGTGTAACAGAACAAATAGGAACAGTGTTTACACAAACAAGTTTTCAGGTAATTTCACAGACTCAAGATTTTGATGAACCTATATTATTTAGACCAATTATTAAAAATGCAAACTCTGCAATTTCTTTTTCAATTAATTATGTATTACGACTATATAATAAATTTGATGCTACACAGATAATTAAAAATGCTAAGTTAACTTCATTCCAACCTCAGCAGTATGGAAGACAAATGATACAACTTAATTTAGGTGTTGTGCCTACTGTTGCTAATGTATACAATCAAATTAGTAATGATAATGGCAAACAAATTGTAGTTGGTACAGAAACTCCTGCTGATAATAAAGCAAACACATCTGAACAAATAGCAGAGAAGCTAGTTGTAAAAACAAAATATGTAACTTCATTTAGAGATAGGTTAAATATTAAAGCTGCTATATCACCAGTTAAAGTTCAAACAATAACAGATGAAACTATACCTAGACCTAGTTTCGGTACAGTTGATAACAGTGCTAAAAAAGCTAGATTTGAATTTAAGTCTAAACCAAAAACAAAATAATTCATGAGAATTAATACTAATATAGCTGTAACTAAAACTCAAAAGGAATATTTCCAAAAGTTTGTTAACTTATCAGTTAAGGAAGAGCCATTACCACAAGGTGACGGTATAATTAGAATATCGCCTTTTGATGATTATTTTCTTTTTACTTTATTTGATGAAGTAGAGGGAGAAGACACACCTATTGATCTGAGTAATGTAGGTGACATTTATATTAACTTTATTGGCACAACTGATGAGATAGATGTTAAAAATCATACGCAAGTTGCCGAGGTTGATTTATCACAAGGCCAGGTTTTATTTAAAATAACTAAATCAGATAGCAAGAAAATCATAGCATTAGATAATAACAATTTTTATATTTCAACAAAAATGATTAGTGCATTAGACGATTCTATTTCTGATGAGTCTATTCTATACCAAGGACTATGGTTAGCTTTTAATGATGCAAGTAGATTGTCATTAACTTCTAAAATAGAAGAACAGAGAATAGCATATAGCGAAGAATTGGCTAGATTAAAAGAAGAAATAAATGCATGTAATAGAGACAATAAAGAATTAGTAAATTCTGCAAGTGAAGATAGTCTAACAATACAGTCATTACAGAATAGCAATGATGAGTTGACAAATGAACTTGCACGACTAAGCGCAGACTTATCATCTACACAAATTGAATTAGTTAACAGAAATGCAAAAGAAGCACAAAGGTTAGCAGAATTAAATAAAACAAAAAAACAGCAAATAAGAGCAATAAATGAAAATGCAGTAGTTGCTCAGACTGGTGCAATTAAGCCAGAGTTTTATATACAGGCCGCTAAGAATCTACAGAATTTTACTACTGATGCTAATCCTGTGTCAACACCAATATCTACAAATAATGGTAGAGGCAGAGACAATTTCCAAAAAGAAATAGATGATGGTTTTGATCAATTTTAAAAACACATATTAATATATTATGATATTAAGCGCTAGAAATAACCAATTTAAGTTTGATTTTCCTAGGAATTTTATACCTAAACCAATTGCAGAAAAATATAAACCTTTTCTTACAAGAATTCCAGGAGGGCTAATTAAAGAGCCTATTGATTATTGGAACTATGGAATTCAGTCTATTAATTTACCTGGGCCATCTTTTGATCCAGTAACACAGACTGATTATCCTGGTAATACTAGAGCATTTAGATCAAGTTTACCAAAGCAACAGCTATTTGATAAATCTATGACTGTTACTATGCAAGCATTTGATGGTTATGTAAATTATTGGATGGCTGTTGAAATGTTTGATTATTACTATAAGCTAAGTGGTAAACATCCATATTTACCAGAAGGAGTTGGAGTACAAATGTTAGATGCAGAAGGAACTGTTTTTGTAACTGTGCAATTAAAAGATATGTTTATTTCAAATATAGGTGCGTTAGATTTAAACTTTTCAAGTAACACTGTTGAATTCCAGACATTTGATATGGAGTTTAGTTATAATGTCTTAGATGTTGTAGTTAATGTAACCTAATATATAAACAAATAAAGAACCTAAATGAAAACCTTTAAAGATTATTTAACTGAAAATGAAACTTCGCTAATTGATATACAAAGTATATTAAATGAATCTCATGAACTAACTGAAGAACAAGATGCTGCAATAGATTTTGCAGTAGAAAGAATTCTTGAAGCTCAGAAGGAAGGTAAGAATTTAGAAGACTGCGTTGAAGAAATAATTAATGAAGGTATCCTAGGAAGTATATTTGGTGGTTTAACTGGTTTTGCATTAGGAAAGACTATAGGTAAAGCAGTAGCTAAAGTATTAGGTGTTACTAAAGGTGCTCTTTATGATTTATTAACCTCACGTCTTGTAGGTGCTGCGCTTGGTGCAGTTATCGGCAAGAGAATATAAACATAATGATTAATATAGGAATTGACTTTTCACTAAATAGTCCAGGAGTCTGTGTAGAAACAGAAGATGGCAAATATCACTTTATAACTTTTTTTAATTACGGAAATCGTATATGGGATGAAGAAGGTAAAAAAATACCAAAAGCATTCAGTGTACATAAAGAATTAATGGATGATTCTGCAATGTTAGGATTTCCTTATAATAGAGATGTAACAAGTAAAGAGTTTTTACCTAGAGAACGCCAAAAACTACAAGACGCTGGAAATATAAGTTCTTTAATGGTAAATATTTTCTCAACACTATTTGAAGGTGATAAAGTATCAGTTGCATTAGAAGGATTTTCATATGGTTCAAAGGGAAATTCATTCATAGACATTATTCAGTATAATACATTTTTAAGAAAGGAACTAATAGATAAGTACTCTATAGAAAATTTATCTGTCTTTCAACCTTCTCATGTAAAGAAATTAGCTGGCAAAGGAAATGCAAACAAACATTATATGGCTAAAGCATTCCAAGATGATGTCCTTAATGATAAGAACTTAAGATCTACTAAATTATGGAAATGGACACAAGGAAAGGACTTCAGCATTAAAATTCCTAAACCTATCGACGATATCATTGATGCCTACTTTATACTTAAAGCAATAAAGGCTAACAACTAGATACTTTTCTAACTAAATACAGATAAAAATTATATTGCAACATGTGGAGTTTGTTTCAGCTTTACACTAATTAAATTTAAAATAATATGATAAAACCATTAGGAGATAGAATATTCTTAAAAAAAGATAAGCCAATTGAGAAGATTGGAAACATAATTATACCAAAAGAAGAGGGCATGCATGCACCTCCATACTCAGGTACAATCACAGCAGTAGGTATAGACGTAGAAGACAAAGAATATCAAATAGGCAAAAGAGTTATATTTCATGACTTTGCTGGCACGGAACTAATGTTTGATGGTGAAACTGTATTTAGTTTACGTGAAGAAGATATAACTGCAATAATAATAGATAATAATATTCAAATAAGCTGAAACAAACTCACCTAATGAATATATAATAAACAAAGGAATCAATAATTTATTGGTAACTTTTAAACTGGCGATAACAAGGCAAAATAAATAGGCAATTAAAAAAGTAGTTTAGGCATCGAGCTTTGTTATCATTTTTAAACAATTAAATAATAACAAAAAAAAGGCAATTAACATGGCAAATGAATTCGACATTTTTAACGTAAGTGTAAAAGATTTAGACACTGGTGAAAGACCATCTACTGCAGGTAGTGATCTTTATTCACCTAAACCAGATCAAGGACAGGACGGAACTTACCGTTCTTTAATTAGGTTTCTACCTAATGCTAAAAACCCAAGAAAACCATTCGAACGCAAGTATGTATACTGGCTAGAAGACAGAGAAGGAAACGGCTTTTATGCTGACTCCCCATCAACAGTTGGAGAAAAAGATCCTATCCAGGATATGTTCTTTAAACTAAGAAACTCTGAATCTGCAGTAGACAAAAAGATGTCAGAAGGTTTAAAGCGTAGAGAAGTATTTTACGCATTGGTACAAATCGTAAAGGATCCACAAAACAGAGATCTTGAAGGGCAAGTTAAAATCATGAAGTTTGGTTATAAAATCAAAACTAAAATTGATGAGGAGTTAAATCCGCAATTTGATGAACCTACACAAGTATTTGATCCATTTGAAGGAAAGAACTTTGAATTAGTAATTTCTAAAAAAGCAGGGTTCCCTAATTATGACTCAAGTAAATTCCACGGAAATAAATCTCCAATGACAATTGAAGGTGAAGCAGTATCTAATGATGATGCAAGCCGTAAATTAATTTTAGATTTATTAAAGGATGCTCCTGATTTATCAAGTTGGGGTTATAAAGCATGGGATGATGTAGTAAGAGGAAAGGTAATGAATGTATTATCTCAATTTACATCTCCTGGTGATTCAATCCAAAACATAACAAGATCAAAGCCTGCACCAGTTAACACTGAGGCAACTAAGGCTGCTGCTGTAATAGCAACCACTGAATCAAAAACTGAAACTCAACCTGCCGAAAGCACTGAGAAAAAAGAAGATTTTGATGATTTTATTAATGGGTTAGATCTTTAATAATTATGGCAGAAGAAGTAATAATATCTTCTGAAATGAAAGCTCGGATCATTGATAAGGTGGTCCGAGTTCTTCATACTAACCATTCTCATCCAGAAAAAAGAAGATTACTGGAGAGTAAAGGCAGATTAAATTTTGCATGCCCTTACTGTGGCGATTCCACTGATAATGTTAGAAAGAAAAGAGGTAACCTTTATTGGAATGATTTATTCTTTCATTGTTATAACTGTTCTGCTCATGCATCATTAGATGTTTTCTTAGCAGAGCATAACCAAAATTTTGAAGGTGATGATAGGATTGATGTAATTAATTATATTAAAGAAAATCGCAAACATTTTTCATTAGGTGAAAATTTAGACTTTTATCTTTTTGACAAAGCTAAAGAACTTGCATTAACTTTTGATGAATTAGCACTAGGCTTTAATGTATATCCAATTAATACCCTTACTTATCAAGCATATCCATATTTAAAAAGTAGATTACTTCATCATAAGACTGAACGATTTGCTTTTGATCCTAGGCGTAGAGAACTGTATGTTTTTAATTTAACACCCGAAGGAAAAATATTAGGATTTCAGACTAGAGATTTAGGTGGTAGCGGTGGTCCTAAATATAAGACATGGAATATTGAAAGAATATATGATAGATTAAAGTTACCATTAGATGTTACTGAAGAGGAACTAGATAATTTAAATAAAATATCAATGTTGTTTGGTATTTTAACTGTTGATATGGCTAGAGATTTTTCAATATTTGAAGGTCCTATTGATGCAATGTTTATGAATAATTCAATAGGCTTAACTGGTGTTAAGAAACAAATAATAGAATTTAATGAAATACCTACAGCAAGATACTTCTTTGATAATGATATGGAAGGTAAGACTCGGATGATTGAAAAATTAAAAGGTGGTCAAACTGTTTTTATGTGGGATAAGTTTATAAAGGATTTTAATATACCAGCAAGAAAAGTAAAAGATTTAAATGATTTAGTAAAATGGGAGTATACTAATCGAACAGGCTGCTTAAGCGACTTGGATAAATATTTTACAAATAACTCATTAGATATTATTTTCATATGATGAGTTTAAAAAATTATAGTAATTTTGTGACTGAAGAAATAGATGACTTTCATAAAGATTTAGAAACAAGTAATAAAAAGATTAGGTTTTTTGCTAAATTTGATAAATCAGATTTAAAAGAAGTTAAAACTAATTTTTCTATACCTGAGCCTAAGAAAAGATTTCAACCTAAAATAAAGAGTTTTAAAAAGATTAATAATGATAAAGGTATATTTTAATGGAGTACAATGATACAGCAACAGGTGAGGCTAATGAAGAACTGGCAAAGAGGCTAGCATCTGATCGTAATGATTGGAAGCTTAAGGTAACTAACTTAGTTGGTCTGCTAAAAGAAATGTCTAATTTAGCAGAATGCCAAGTGCTAATGTTATCTTATAGACAAATCTTATTAGATAAAATCACAGACTTTAAAACAACTAAACATAAAAGACAAGCTGCATATGACCGATACTATAAACTTAAGTATAGGGAGTATACTCTATTGACTATGATGTTAAACTAACAAGCGGTGAAAAGGTTGCATTTATTAAAGCCGATTTAAGCCACTTAAGAACTCAAATGGAAATGTTACAATCTCACATGGATTATTATCAAGAATGTATAAAGACTTGTGATAACTTAGCATTTGCAATTCGTAACCGAATTAACCTAGACGACAAAGAATATTAATGGAATTATCTCTATCCGAAAATAAAAAGTTTTTAGTTATTGATTCTTGTACTGAATTAGAGTATGAGCAATTAAAAAGTAGCTTGACTAAAAAAATTGAAGGGTGGAGATTTCATCCTTTGGTTAAGAAGAAAGTATGGGATGGTAATGTATCCTTTGTAAAAAGAAATAAAATTCCAGCCGGTTTATGGAAGGAATTATTAGATATATGTAAAGATTACGATTTACCAATTTCTTTAAATGGTATAACTGAAATTTTTGATACTGATATTAAAGAAGATGAATTTCGAGAATGGGTAGCTAAAATATTTTTAAATCAACCAGACTTTAAACCTAGAGAATATCAAATTGACGCAGCATTTAAAATTTTAAAGTATAGAAGATGTTTAGCTGAGTTAGCAACATCTGCCGGTAAAACTTTAATATCATTTATGGTTGTTGCTTACATGATGGATAAATTAGGAAAGAAAAAGCTCTTAATGATTGTACCTAATGTAAATTTAGTTTTACAAGCAACTGGTGATTTTGATGAATACAATAAATGTGGTATTCCATTAAAGACTCAACAAATATATGCTGGTGCAAAAATAAGAAAAAGCTCTAACCTAGTAATTGGAACTTATCAATCATTGGTTAAAAAAGATGAAGAATACTTTAGTCAATTTGATGCAGTATTTGTAGACGAAACACATAAAGCAAAAGCTAATTCTATTCAAAAGATTATGGATAAGTGTTGGCATTGTGATTTCAGATTTGGTTTAAGTGGAACTATTCCTAAGAAAGGAACTGTTAATAGATTAAGCCTAATGTCTGCTATGGGTCCTTTGGTTACTCAAGTAAAAGCAAATCAATTACAAGAGGCTGGGTTTATTGCAAGCTGTAAAGTTATGCAACTCCACATGGATTATGCAACCCCTACACAAAAAGAATCATTTTCTTTTCTTTCAAAAAATCCACAAGATAGNCAAAAGCTATTTAGTTTAGAACAAAACTTTATTAATCAAAGCGAAAAAAGATTAGACTTTGTCTGCCAAGTAATTAAAAAATCAACATCAAACTCTTTAGTTCTATTTCATAAGATTGCATACGGAGAAAAGATTTATCAAAAATTAAGGCAAATAACTGACAAGAAAGTTTACTATGTAGACGGTTCAGTTAATGTAGATATTAGAGAAGAATTTAAAAGTAGAATGGAAAAAAATGATGATGTTATTATTGTAGCATCATACGGAACCTTTTCTACCGGTATTTCAATTAAAAACATACATAATATCTTTTTTACCGAAAGTTTTAAGTCTGAAGTAATTATTAGACAAAGTATTGGTAGAGGATTAAGAAAGCATGCATCAAAGGACGTCGTTAAAATATATGACTTTATTGATGATTTTAGGTATAAAGACGCAGACCATGACTGGGTTAACTATATCTACCGCCACGGTATTGCAAGGCGGACAATATATAAAGAAGAGAAGTTTCCGTTTGAAGTTCAGAATATAAGATTCTAATACATAATATCTTTTCTCAAGAGCATGGATATATAAAAAAAATAAAAATAACTAACATGAAGTCAATCAAAAAGTTTTCTGCAATGTCTGCTAAAGATCAACCGATCACAGAATCTGCGAAAGTAACAAAAGAGGCTGTTGATGAATTGATCAAAAAGATTGGTTTTAACAGTATAGATGAGCTAAAGAAAGAAAAGGATTTACTTTCTAAGCTTGAGGCAATGTCTAAGACATTTGCAAAAAGTAACGATATATCTGAGGATGAAATCGAAGAAGATAGAACCGAAGATATAGAGGATGAAATGAAGGCTAAAGGATCTCCGAAGTCTTTGGAAGGTGCTGAAGATAAAGGCAGCGACGAAGAAGTAGTCGATGCTGAAGTTGAAGAAGTAGAAGAAGAAGTCGAAGATGAAGTTGAAGAAGTAGAAGAAGAAGTCGAAGATGACTTA